CATTGTACCTGGATCAGTTGTAATTGGTGTAATGTATGCACTTGTTGCATCAATTGAATATGATAAGTCTAATTTGTGGATGTCGGTATATGCTCCCAAATCTTTAATTACATATTTTTGAGTTGCAACATCTCCGTTGATTGATGCGTCCGTTCTTTGAACTGTTAATTGACCAACATTCCAATCTGCGTTGGTTACATAACCCCATGGAGATATTAGATATTGTGCATATAAATCTTTAGCCGTAATACTATTAGCTGTACTTGCGGTAAACTTATAAGACGACCAACCTGTGTAGAATGTTTGAACCGATGTTCCTTGTGAGAACGTTGTTGAAACATATGCAAGTGCTTTATTGTTGAATTGATACCTCAACCAAAAATAACGAGGTGTGGTTGTACCTCTTGCAACTGTATATTTTACTGAAATGGTATCTCCAACCTTTAACCCTGTTGTAGGTGTTACAGATTGATTGACCGTTAATTGAGCATTTGTCGCTATGGATATTACTAGTATTCCAAGTAGCGTTAATAGTTTTTTCATAGTTATTTATCAAATAATTTAGTTATTAATTTATCCGCCGATTTTTTTAAAGCATTACTTAATGATGTTTGATTAAATTTACCACCTTCATCTACAATTAATGTTGACATTGATATTTCTGAAGATGATTCTTCAACCATTATTTCTTTTTCTTTTTTACCATCCTTATATAAAGTTCCTTTCATACGAATGACAACTTCTTCTTCATTTTTATGAAAAATAGAAACATTCTTTTTTGTTGTAAGAACATCCAAATAGATTATTTGAACTTTTAATTTGTATGGTGCGTCAGGTGTTAAATCATACCCCTTTTCCTGTAAGAATTCTTCCAATGTATTTTTTACACCAAAAGCTAAGTTTCTGTTACCCGCCAATTTACCCATCTTAACCTCATTGGTAACACTTTCAACCCAAATGTGATCTTCAGCCACATAGAATATATTTTCAGGTGAGTTCTTGAACGTACCGTCAATCCTCCACGAAATCCAATTTGATATATCTCTTGTCATTTCCGTTTTACCGGCAAATTCCAAATAAGACATGAACACACCGAATATAACGGCTAATATTGTCCATGTTATTGCTAAGTATAAAAAACCTAAAAAGATTTTTTCACCAATGTTGTTCGTTAATGTTCTTAATTTTTCCATATTGTTCCGAGTTTAAAATTCTCTCAGAACTACATATTATAATAATATGTCATATCTTGAGAGAGATACGTTTATTTTTTGTCTGTCTATAAATACTATTGAATTGGACTACTGATGATTGTCCCCCAATATTTTTTTAATGTCAACTATTTTTTAATTGGTAAAATATTATGTATAATTATTAATAATGTCAGAAAAGATATATAAATATTATTACATATATAAAACAACCAACTTATTAGATGGTAAATATTATTATGGAATGCATCGTACCGATAGACTTGATGATGGGTATCAAGGAAGTGGAACCAGATTAAAACATTCAATTAATAAACATGGAAATGAAAATTTTAAAACTGAAATTTTAGAGTTTTTACCAAATAAAGAAGAATTAATAAAAAGAGAAAAAGAGTTAATAACTGAAGATATATTAAAAGACCCAAATTCAATGAATCTACAGC